AACAGCAACAACAGCAACAACAACAAGGAAAAGAAGGACGACAAGTTCTTTTAGATAAATATGGAGAGATATTAAAAAATTTCAATACTTCAGGTAATCTTGAAGAATTTGATGAAATGTATAAAAATCTTAAAGAAGATGCTGCTAAATTAGGAGTAAAAATTGATGAAAAAGTTATTCAAAAAATTAGAGATAAGATAGCTAATAAATCTATACATTCTGGAACTTCTGAATTTAATAAAGTATTTGGTCTTGGTAAAAAAGGTAAAGAATTATTAAATCAATTATTATCTACAAGTGGTCCTAAAAATTTAACAATAAAAATAACTAAAAATCCTAATCATAAAAAGAGTATAACTACAGATAATAGATCTTATGTTAGTTCTGAATATAATATTGTAATACTTATTAATGGTACTGAAGCAGGTTTTTATCCTTATTATGGATATAAAATAGATCCTAAAACTAATGAGGTAGTTGATGTTATGAATTTATCAGAAAAAGATTATCAAAGAATTTATAATCCTGATAGTAACCATAAATTATCTGATTTTAAAGAAGCTTATGCTAAAAATAAAAGTTTTCATGAATATATAGCTAATATATTTAAGAATGGAAAAGAAGAAATAATATTAAATGAAGAAGATGTAAAATCATTATTTAATGTATATTTTACACCAGGTGAATTTGATTTTAAAAGAACACCAATTTCAGATATTGATCATTTATTATATAGAGATTCAGATAATAATCCAATTATAATAATGAGAAATAGAGAAAATATTGATAATAATATTGTTCAGAAACTAGAGCCTTTATTTGATACTAATTTTACAGAAGATGGAGAAATAATTCCTAAGTTATTAGAAGCTTTTAAAGCACTTGAGAATGATACTAATTTTGATGCTACTTATGTAACTTTAGTTAAAAATGATACTTCAGATATTAAAATAGATGGTGTAGGGTACACTTGGGTTCAATTAAATGGAGCACATATTGATAATGAAGAATTAGGCTTTTTTATAGAAGATTATTCAAATAAATTATATAATACTAAAGATAAAGATAATGCAAAAGAAATAGCAGATAAGATTAACTCTGAGTATTTTAAACAGATATATATTACTAGTGGTTCTTTTAATGAAAGAGGTACTAAAGTACTTATGTCTTTAAGTTTTTATGGATCTTTAAAATTTGAATTTTTTAATAAAAATACTAAGAAATCTTATACTATAGAACTTAAAAATCCTGAAATAAAAGGTAAAAGTTTAAAACAAATAGTAGATTTAGCTAATAAAAAATTAAAAGAAAGTAGAAGCTCTGATGAGGATATGGGTAATAATATACCTGAATCATTTAAATTAGATATTAAAAACTTTAGGAAACTAATAGATAAAAATAATAAAGATACTATTAATAATCTATCAAGTACATTATCACCAAATATTAAAAAGAATAGAAGTATAATTCTTACTTTTAAACCACCAGTCGGTACTCCTATAAGAAATAATGATTTTGTAGATAATTCTTCAAATGTAGAAAAACATGCTAAATTTTTAGCAGATATAACAGCAGATCAAGCTAAGGTACTTAATGTAACATCTGAAGGTTATAGTATAAAAGGATTTAAAAATTTATTTAAAAGAGTAACTGCCGTTTTATTTAAAAAATTTGATAGTACTAAAAATTCTACATTAGCTACTACTAAAGGTTCTGCTGTAGATAAAATACTTAAAGGTATTCTTGAAGGTAAATCTAAACAAGAAATATATAATTCTGAGATTAATCATGATGTATTTGAGAATGATAAAGTTATTAAAAAAACAAGTAAAATATCTCAAATTGCGTCTGATGATATTTATGAAAAACTAGAAAATATAGCATTTGAATTTAAAAGTAATCTTGAAAAACTTGGTTTTCAAATAGTTATATCTGATTCTCCTATTAATAAAGAAACATCATTTAAGTTATTTGATACTGAAGCTGAAGTAGCTGGAGAATTAGATGTCTTATTATATAATGCTAAAACTAATTCTTATGCTATATTAGATATAAAAACTAAAAGAAAAGAATCTAATTCTAAAAAATTAAGTGGTCAAGATATTGTTAGATACGGTGTACAATTAAGAGCATACAGAAATCTTTTATATAGAAAATATAAAATAGATGCTAAAAGTGCTGTTATTTTTCCATTATTTGTTAATGATCATACTAATGGAAGTCATATTTTAACAGATGTTGAAATAATGTATCCTGAAAGTATGCTTAAAGATGTTTCAGATAAAGATGATACATATAATAGATATATACCAGAAGAAACAAAATTAAGATTTGAATATAAACCTTCTACTAAAGAGTCTAAAGGAACTTCTACTTCAACAAAAAATAGAAATGTAATAAAATCTAATGTAAAACCAAATAATAGAGCACTACAACATAGTAATGTATCTTCTGATTTTGTTACTGATTTTTCTGCTGCTAGAAATTATTTTAAAGAAAAATTTGGATCTCAAATATCTGTAGAACATATAGATAAATTATTTAATAGATTAGAAGTATCTGGTCATACTTTTGGAGCTGTGCAAGCAGCTGTTGTATATTTAGCATCTTATAGTAGAAAAGATACTTATTTTCATGAAGCTTTTCACATAGCTTTTAGAAATTTTTTATCTAATGAAGAACTTAATGAATTATATAAAGAAGCAGAAGAAAGATATTCTAAAGATAAGGTAGAATCAAAGAAAAAAAATCTTAAAAAGTTATCTATATATTCTGAACTTTCAGATAAAGATTTACATAATTTGGCTCTCGAAGAGTTGATGGCTGATGAACATGCAAAATGGAAATCAAAAAGATTTAATAACAATACTCTTTTAGGTAAGTTTTTTAATTTACTATCAGATTGGTATAATATAATATTCTCAAATGATAAAATATCAGCTATTTTTAGAAAAATAGATAATGGAGGATTTAAGAATAATACTTTTAAAGATAATATATTTACTAATAGTACTGAAATTGTTTTAAAGAATATACCTGTAGGTACTGAAATAATAGATGGTAAAGAACATATAATGTACTTATCTTCTGAAAGAAGTAGAGAATTAATAAATACTATAGCAGCTAAGGTTTCAACAATGATTGAAGATGGAGATAAAAGATCATTTGAGAAAATTGTTAAAGAGGTAATGAATGCTGAGAAGGAAATATATAATCCTGAATTACATGAAGGTAAAGTATCTGATAAGCAATTTGAAGAAATATTAGATATTCATTCTGCTTTAGAGATAAAGAGAGAAGGAGAACAACCTAGAGAATTAATAGCACAAGAAGTATATAATACTTTAGGTTCTTTAAAATTAATAAATAAAATAAATGATGATGATTTAGATTTATCTGAATCTGAAACTAATGATGATATTACTCCAGAAAGAGCTTTTGATATAACACAAGATCAAATTAATTCATTTGATAAATTAGGTTCTAAACTAAAAAGATTTATGTCTTTATGTCTTTATGAGGATAACTCTTTAGGATTTAAAAGAACTATAGCTGTAAATCCATCATATGTATATAATGGTATATCAAAATATTGTGCTAATTCTAAAGAAGATGATATTCCAAAAAGATTAGCTGAATATATAGATATAAGTGAACAATCAGGAGTAGTAATATCTAAATTCTTTAATTTAACTAACTTTGTAATTAATGAAGATGGTTCATATACTTATGATAAAAAACATGAACAATTAGTTCAACAATTCTTAAAAGGATTTAAAAAATCTATTGTTAATTCCTTGTTTTTAGGTGTTGATACTGTTCATGGAGTTATGAGATTATCTAATGCTAATCAAAATGATTCTAGCACTATTATGTTAAATAGATGGAAAATAGGATATTATGAATTAAAATTTTCAAATAAAGAAGCATATGATATTTTAACAAAATTTGCTAATATATTAGGTGAAAAAAAGAAATATAATAAAACAGCATTAGATAAACTTATTAATGATCCTCAAAAAGGATTATATCATAATCTTAAAAAAATAGGATTTGAGTTATCTAAAGGATATATTAAATATTTAATACTTTCTGGAGAAAGAGAAAGAACTAAAGAACAAGAAGATTATTTTGAATCTAACTTTAAAGCATTAAATAATGATTTAAATTATACTATAGAATCATTAAGAGAGATTGCTAATACATATCTAAAAGGAAAAAATCCTTTTAGTATTCCTGAAATATTAGGAGAAGATGGAGTTCCAATTCAAGATGTTGATGATGCTAATAAAGGTAGAGCCATACTTATAGCTAAAGATAATTATATATTTGATGAAACTGTTCATCCTGGTTCTTATGTATCAGCTGATGGTAAACAAAGATATGCATTACAAGAAAGTAATTTTATTACTGAAAAAATACTTGATTTAAAAAATATTTCTAATGGATATATTGAACCATTAGATTTATATAACAATAGGAATTATCTATTAATGTCTGATAATTTCATAAAAATACAAAAAAATCTTTCATTGTATTCTATTGGTGGTTTACGTCAATTAATATATAGTGATGGAGGAGATGTTGAACAGAATCAAGGAGTTAAGAAAGAAGGAGCTACATTTGCTGATTTTACAGACAGAGATATGCTTTTATTTATGATTGGTTCTTATGGTAATCAAATTAAACAAAGAATATTTAATAAAAAGAATAAAGAAGAAGTAGTTACATCTCCTATAGTACTTAATGTAATGGAAACAAGTAATACATCATATGTAGTGTATTTACCTGTCATAAATGCATTAAATGCTGATGGTAATATGAATGTTGAATATGTTACAGCATTGTATAATGAAATAGTAAGAGAACATACAAGAATAAGAAGATTTAAAAATAATGAATTTCCTTCAGATATAGAAAATTTTACAAATGGTGAAAAAAGAGCTGGGGAATTTTGGTTAGGTAAATATTATTTATCTGAAGAACTTCAGAAAAAACTTATAAATACTGATAATATTGAAGAATATAAAAAAGAAATAGTAGAAAATTTTGCTAAATTACTAGGAGAAGAATTTGAAACTTATATTGAATTATTAAAAAGTGAAGGTATATTATATGATAAAACAGATGAGAATTCTGAAGATTCTAAATTAACAGCTAATAAATTATTAGATCAAAAATTTAGTACAGGTAAAGATTTAGCTTTTGGAACTAAGGATTTATATACTAATTTAAAACAAGCTTATTTATCTAATTTTTTAAACACATTAAGTATTAATCAATTAATTCAAAAAGATTTTGCATTAAGTTTTAGAGATAATATTGAATACTTTAAAAGAGCTAAACGACTTATTGGTTCTGGTCCAAGTATATACAGTAAAGAATTTACTCATACTAAATTTATTACTGTTGGTAACTATGATGCTAAAAAAGATAGATTTAAAGATCCTATAGATGAGGAGGCAGAAGTATATTATGATAAAAATGATCCTCATGGAAGATTATATAATATTAATGATCCTGATGATGCTAAAATAATACGAGCAAAAAATTTTACTAAAACTACTATTATTGATACTAGAGATGCTCAAGGTTATGTAGATACTTATATGTATAAGAACATATTTAGAAGTTTAGGTAGATTAACTCCAGAATTAGAAAAAGTTATAGATAGAATTGATAAAGGAAAATTTACAAAAGAAGATTTTCTTATTCTTAAAGAGAATAATACTTTTTTAAATTCTCTTAAATTAGTTGCTTTTGATGGTGAGAAATTCATAAAATTTTCTGTATCTTTAATTTCATTATTAGAATGTGGTACTAAAGTAAATGGAGTCTGGGAAGCTAATGCTGGGATGGAATATAAGTTTAATCTTTTACAAAAAATGAAAGAACATGACTTTCATATGGAAATTCCTGTAACTGCTTCTAAAACAATGAGAGAAAAAGTAGTTCAAGTTGAAGGTTCTGATATAAAAATGGATAATTCTCATGTTCAATTATTAGATAATAAATATTTTAGATTACAAGTTGAAAATCCAAGTAATAAAACTACTATTATAGACCCTACTCAGGTTCAACATCTTATTGATTCTGAACAAGATCCTAATACTGAAGTATATTATGATTCTAAGGTACAAAAAGTTAGTGATATAATAAAAGATTATAGAAAAAATATGGGTGATAAAACTCATATTATGATGTTAGCTTATAATAATTTTTTATTTGATAAAGTAATAAGTACAGATAAATCTCCAAGTACAGTACGTTTCCAAAAAATGGTATTTAATACACTTTTAGAAACAGGTGCAAGTTCTCAATTATTAGATATGTTTACAGTAATTGATGGTGTTCCACAATTTAATCTAAATCTTAGTCCTGCTCTTAGTAAATTTAGAACATTATTTAATGCTCATTTTAATCATGTATTTAAACATAAAGTACCTGGTTATAAAACAACAATGGAATCTGATTCAAATACTGTAGTATATGAAGATGTTAGTAATGGTTCTATTATCAGAAGAGAAAAATATCAAGAAAATAAAAAATACTATGATGAATTAATAAAAATTGGTAAAGTAAAAGTAAGAAGACTTAAATTTGATGTTAAAGATTCTAAACATAATAGAAGATATTCAGAGATAATTCTCCCTTATCATTTTGCAGAAATGTTTAATATAAAACCTGGAGATACTATTCCAGAAAAATTAGCATACATGTTTGGAATTAGAATTCCATCTCAAGATAAGCATAGTATGATGTCATTAAAAGTTGTTGATGTAATGCCTGCTTATAAAGGAAGTAATGCTGTTTTCCCTAAAGAACTTGTATTATTAATGGGAGCTGACTTTGATATAGATTCAATATTTATTCATAGATATGAACATTATTTTGAAGATGATGAATTTAAATTATATAAAGATAATTTCCAAGATTACTTAAAGTACTGGAAATCTAATAAATTAATAAGAATTATATTAAAAGAGTTATTAAAAAATAAAGAGTCAGAAATTAATTTAAAAGCTTTATTAGACCCTAATACATCATTATCTGAAGAATATATTAAATATGAACGTAGAAAATACTCTGATACTGATTCTCCTATAGGAGAAAGTTATACTGAAGATAGGTCTAAAGATATAGCTAGAACTTTTAATAAAAAGATAACAGAATTAATAGAAGAATATATAGAGAAACTATTACCTGAAGCTTTATCACAATTAGGATTACCTTCTACTGAAAATGAATATAATCAATTTAAACATGATAATAAATATGTTCCTATACCAGCTGTTATTAATGATAAATTATTAGATGCTAAAATAGCATTATATAGTAATCCTGGTATAAGGTCTGTAGCATTATCTCCTATATCTGATGAACCAATTACTTATGTTGGAGAACAATTATCAAAAGAGTTAGGATATAAAAACTTTGATGATATGTCATCAAAATTCTCACCATTTGGAATGTTAGGATTAATTAATGGATTCTCATCTAATAAGGCTGGTGGAGATTCTATTTCTGTAGCTGCATTTGGTAATGTGATGTTTAATTTTTTATCTAAACATAAAATAACTTTACAATCTGAAATTCCAATATCTTTTGATGGTATTATATATAATGATTTTTCTAAAAGTACTCAATCTGATAATATCAGAAAAATGAGAATCATTGATGCATATATTGGTGCAATGGTTGATAATGGTAAATTTGGTTATGTAAACAGATTATCATTAAGAAAAAATGCATTATCTTTGGCTATGTATTTAACTTCATTAGGAGTACCTTTAAAACAAATTATATTCTTGCTGAATACTGAAAGTGTTAAGGAGTATTTTATTAAAATGTCAGGTAATAATATAGAAGGACCAATTGATCCTAAAAATTCTTATGAAGTACTAACAAATATATTATATAAATTAAGTAAAAAAATAAAAGAATTTGATGAAGGATTAGATGTTTCTACATTATCTCCAGAAGATATTTCTTTAGAGAATCTTACTAATAATCTTAATAATCAAAGAAATCCGAATAAAGACTTAAATTACTATCTTAATGAATATAATTTTATTACTAATGTTACTAATATAGAATCTTTATCCAGAGATTTATTCTTAGTTGGTTCTATTATAAAACTAAATAAAGGATTAGATAATGATTTTGAAAAAGGAGATACAATAGAAGAAAACTTAGAGAAGATGCAATCTGAAACTTTCTCATTAGTAGGAGCTTATGATGCTATTATGAGCAATAATGATGTACATAGTAGATTACAAGCTTTTCATGAATATAGAGAAACAAGTTCTAAATTCTTTATAGAAAGATCCTCTGATTTCATAGAAATTAAAAATATTGTTCTTAATTCATTAAAACAAAATCTTAAAAATTCTAAAAGTACTAAAAACTCTTTAAGAAGATTTTTATTAGGTTATTTAAGTACAAGAGCTTATTTTAAATTATTGTCTGATAATTCTGTTATGTCTTCAGAAGAATTAAAAAATAAAAATAAGTACGCATACCCAGCAAAGGCTAAAGAAATAGGAGAAGAAGATTTATATAATAAAGTTCTGAATTTAAAAATACTTCCTAAGTTTAATAATAACTTATTTTTAAAACTTATAACATTTGATACTAGATTAGGAAAATTAAGTATTAAATACAATACTTTCTCAAAAGAGAATCCTTTATTTATTTCAAAAGTACAAGATGATGTTGATGAATTATTTTTTAATTCTGAATCTTCAGAAGTTATTATAGACTTATTTAGATATTTAGCTGTACAAGATGGTATGAATTTTAGAGGTAGTACATACTTATCTTTATTACCATCTTATTTTTTCAATACTTATAGTATTGCTATGGATAAAGTTAATTCTATTTTTAATTCTGAAGGTAAAGATACTGAAGAGTTATATCAAGAAGTTTATGGTACAGATAGAAAAACTTTGCTTCAAGAATTTTTAGAGAAATATCTTAGAACTAAAGGAACTACTTTTAATTTATTATATATACATCCTAAAGTTTTAGAAGGTATTGAAACAGCCTTTGAAATATCTGATGATGAATATATCTTTAATATATTTGGAGGTACTCAAAGTTCATTTACTGAAAGTTCACTAAATGAAGTAAAATTAGGAAATATTGTAGATATAGAATGGGATATTTTAAATGATGAAGGAAAAAAAGTAAAATCAAAAGTTAAAGTAACTAAGGTAGAGAATTTTTCTGATGAATTTTTAAGAATGTCATTTAAAAATCTTAAACCTGATGAAAATACAGGAGAGTTTAAAACATATGGTGAAAAAGATAATATATTAGTTCTTAAAGAAACTGGTGAATTTTGGTCTTATTATTCTAATACTGTTAAAGCACCTCCACAAGCAAGAATAATATTTAAAACTAAAGATGAACTTAAAGAGGCAATTAATCATAAGATAATAAAGAAAAATTTAGAACAATTAAGTAAAATATTTAGAAAAGTAGATAAAAAACTATTATTTCCTTATGTAATTAAAATAGATAAAAAATTATACAGAATAAAAACTGTAAATTCTAAACCTTTTGATATTGACAATCCATACGTTGGATATAAAGTAGCTTATACTGAAGTACAACCTTTAGATACTGCTTATGGTAAAACATTAGCAGAAGATGAAGAAGTTATTGATAATCCACAATGGTTAAATTTTGGTAGAGGTGTAAAGGCTCCTATACAAATAGAAGATGTACCTTTTGCAACAAAAATGTCATTAGATGAAATAAATGATTTAGTTGAAAAAAGTACTGGTAAAGGAATATTTGATGATCTTGTTATTGATACTGATGATGGTTTCTATAAAACTGTTCCAGATTATTTATCTAATATGTATAAAGAAAGTACTCCATCTGAAAAAACTGAATTAAAGAATACTATACATGCTAATACATTTTTAAATGAAGATTCAAATATAAATCCACCTACTAAAAATGTAGATACTGAAAATAATAATATATCTAAAATACTATCAGACACAAATAATAAAATACCTTATGAAATAGCCTCCGAATTTTTAAAATTACAAAATATTAATATAAGTAAAGAAGTATGGGATAAATATTTGCCAATAAGACAACATGATCTCATATCAAGATTAAGAAAATCAAATCCAAATTGTGAATAAATGAGTTGTATAAACATATACCATCCTGATTATATTAAATTATTATCTGAAATAGATGATAGTATAAATCCTTTTGAGTTACCTACTCTTATAAGATTATATCAAAAAATCAATAATACTGATAAAATACCATCAGTAAGTGAAATATATGAAATTGATAATAGAACTAAATCTCAAGAAAGAGTAAGTCAAATACAAGATATTCAAGGATTTAAAGANNTAAACAATTTCAAAAACTTACAGCAGAAGAAAAAGCTAGAACTATTGAACAACCAAACACCTTATTTGGATTAAATACACAAAATCAAGAACAATTAGAATTCCATGTGAATACTTTAAATGTAATTTCTAAATTTCTTGAAAATGCAGGGATTGAAACCAGATTAATTCCTGAATTTTTATCTCAAGATGGTTCTGTTGTAGAAGGTGCTATTGCTGCTGCTAATTTTATTGAAGGTACAGTAGATATTATTGATGATTTAGATAAAGGTAGAGCAGAAGCATGGAATAAACTACCAGAAGAAGCCTCTCACTGGTGGTATAGATTGCTCGACAAAAATTCAGAATTAAAAGATGCTTTATTAACTTCAGCTCTAACTGATAGAAAAGAGGAAGAATTAAGAAACTCTTTATACGGAGAAACATATAAAGATGGACCAAAGGTAATAGGTAAATTAGCTTTAGATTCTAATGGTAATATAACTTCTAAACCAGCTTTATCTGCAATTAGAGAAGAAGCTATTGGGCAACTTATAGCAGAAGCCATTAAAAGAATAGAAACTAAAAATGCAAATGCATCTGATTATTCATTTTTTAAGAAATTTTTAGAATGGATAAATTCTATTATTGATATTTTTAAAAACACTACTCAAGACCCATTTGAAGTAGCTGCTATGAAAATTCTTTCCTCTGATATGTCAGATTTAATGACATGGGAAGAGTATAGAAAATTAAATAACATAGTAAACTTTGCTGATGTAGTAACAGAACAATCAGTTGCTCCTTTAGATTATACTATTATTAGTGATTTAGGTAAAGTAGTTACTAATTATTTTGAACCACAAGAAATAGATGAAAAAGATACTTTTAAATGGGTAGCAAATCTTAAAGATGGGGTACAGAAAAATTCTCCTGAATTTAATACACAAGAAGAACTTGATTTGTGGGTATTTACTAATGTTAAAGAATATGACCAAAGACAGAAACAAATACTTCAAGAAGTAAGAGATAATCAGATATTCTTTGATAGGCTTTTGAATAAAACATTTAGAAAAAAATCTAAGTTTTTACCTAAAACTCTTAGAAAATATTTTGATATTATAGATGCTCAAAATCTTAATCCTTTAAAAGAATGGAATATATTTCAAGAATTACAGCAAATAACTAAGAAATTAACAGAGCAGGAAAAGAAACAAATAATTGAAACCAATGGTTATACTAATATTGCTCCTACATTAAAAGTATTACCTGATTTATTACAGAAGTATGGTAGAAAAACGACTCCTGAAATAATAAAACAAGAAATAGAAATAACTAATAAATTAGTTAAAAAAGAAATTACAAAAGAACAAGCTACTGAATTAAGACAAAAGCTAGAGAATAAAAAGAAAGGCAATCCTATTGTATTATCTGAACCTATTAAAGTAGATGGTGCTAAAAAACAAGAACTTTCTATTCTTAACGGTATTAGAGAAATGATTAAATTAGAAAATCCTAATTTAAAATCTATTACAGCAGAAGAATTTGTTAATGAAGTACATAATTGGTTACAAACTAATTATTTGTTAGGATTTGCTAATGAACAATCGTATTTAAGTTATAGAACAGACCAAACATTTAGTTATCTATCTGATAGACAATCTGATGAAGATGTAGATATTACTAATCTTACAGAAGAAGAAATACAAAGATTGCCTTTTGAAGAAAGGCAAAGAATAGCTAATATAGTTGGATTAACAAAACAAAACCCAGATGTATATCATAATAAAGTGTCTTTAAGATTTAATGACATGTATCATTTAAAATCAGGACATTTTGATAAATCTCCCTCTGCTTGGGGGAATCTTACTTATTTCTATACAGGAAAAAATAAATGGAAAGATGCTGTATTATTACATGAAATACAAAATGATAATATAGAATTTTTAAGAGAATTTAAAGCGGAGAAAGTTGATTTGGAAACTTCTTTAGGAAGATATTTACAACAACTTAATGCAGATGTACTTGATAATATTACTCAAATAGAATCTGGTGGTAAAAAAATAATTAAGAGAGATAGTAGTGAGGAATTTAGAAAAACACACTTACAACTAAATTATCAACTTTTACAATTAAAAGATTTACCACTTGAACAAGGATTATCTCAATTAAAACAAGCTTTAAATGAACAAATAGAACTTTATAAATCAAATACTTCTAAAAATCCTAAACTAGCTTCAGAATTTGTTGAAAAAGCATATTCTCAAAGAAGAATATTCCGAGATTTTCAAAGAAGAGGAGGAATTAAATCTTTATTAACTAAAGAAGAGTTACAAAATTTAGAGGATATTTTAAAAAGATTAAATACAGAAGAAGTTGAAGGTGAAGCTCAATGGCTACCTGAAGAAAATCAATTTGAACCAGGTTTTCCAGCTATAAGAAATTTAAAACAAAAAAAACAAGATTTTAAACTTAAAACCATTGAGTTACAAGCTAAAATAACAAGAGAGCTTCAAAAAATATATGGAGATAATGCTCCATTAATTAATTTATTTGCCCCTGCAAAACCAAGAACTAAAAGTCAAATTAGACAAGGTGTTCAAAGAAGTCAAGAACTTAATGAAAATGTAAATTGGCTATTAGCCTACTCTGAAAAGAAAATATTAGATAATCTTTCTAAAATCATTGAAGCAACTAAAAAGAATTATATAATAGCCAGAAATGCTACAGTAGTTAATAATTTTAATGTTCAGTTATCTAAAATTACTTTAGAGCAATGGGGTAATCTTGTTGAAAATTATAAATATAATGAAGATTTATTGAATAGACTTATTGATGAACAAGCCCAGAAAGATATTCAAAAAGAAAGTATAGACATTTCTAAATTATCTGATGCAGAAATTGAAAAAGATATTACAGGTGAATTTGAAGAACCTAATGAAATAGATGGTACAGCAGGTAGTGGTTTTAGATATAAAAATATGTATTTATCTAAAAATGCTACCACTAAAAAAGAAGCTATACAAGAAATTAGAGATAGATATGATTCTTCTAAACAACTAGAAAAAGAAAAACAAAAGTTTGAAACTCTAAAACAAGAAGCATTAGATAAAAAAGCTGAATTAGAAAAGAATTATGGTA